CTAGGGATGGTTTTTATACCATCTCCTAGGAGACTCTTCTTTATGATAATTAGACATATATTTGTTTAAACTCGCTATCGTAAACGAGTTGATTGATATGAAGTTATAACCATGAGAATGGACTGCTTCTACCATGATTCTTGAGTGCGTTACGCGCGTACTCATTTATTATGGAATTTTACAGAAGTAGTCCTTATTATGGACACTTTATTGTCAACTGATTATTGTGAAGTTATAGAGAATTGACACCTCTTTGTAATTTTAATCTCTTCAGGTCGGAAACCTGATTATACCTGTCAAAAATAGTTTCTTGCTATCCGAAAAACAAGGAACATTCTCCCAAGGATGTTTAAAAGAATATGGGAACCAGTCATCCAAGACTGTTTATCAAAAATGGGACACTCTTCCAAGAGTGTACGAAAAACATGGACCCCAGTCACCCATGACTGTACAATAAACATGGGAAACCAGTCACCTAAGACTGTACTTCAAAAAATGGATCGTCCACAAGTAAGCTAGATTTAGCGTTTTATTTTGTGGGATGTAATTCGAAAGTATCGAATAGACTATTTATAGTAATATAAACCTCTTCCAGAAAGTTTATTATTGGTGTGTGAGACCCGAGAACTCAACCCTATTTATATATATTGACGAACCATCGTCCCCATCACGAACGTTAGATCACTATAGCGGCTATTCGCTTTATTGCGTTGTTTACCGAGGTAACGTAATTAGCCACATTTGTGAGACACGGCAGCTAAGATTCAGTTTATTTCTGAAGTTTATCTTAAGTCACGTGTGTATTTGACGATGTACTATAGCACTCTTCGTGTTCGTATTTTAAAAAGATCTAAGGACCCCTATTAATATACAACAGAACACAAGAGCCAGTTATTTTATATGACTCATCTAAAATTCCACCAGCAGAGTGGATACACATTTGGCACTATGAATGAATTTTACGAACTTAATTTTGGTGTGCTTTCCTGGATACATTAATCCTTTGAGCTTGATAACTCATCGGTACTCTTTTGTATTGCCAGTAACGTTAGACGTTGCCAAGTATTGGTCTCTTGGTACTTTATATTCCGTAGTAATCCGTGAAAGGACCCTATAAAGACATAATCAAAATCAGACCAGGCCGGCAGGCCTTACCCAATTAGTCGAGTTTAAGGAGCTTGGCTCCCATGCCCAAAAGGTGTGGTTATGCATTTTCTTACTAGTTTATCTAAGCCTATTAACACATCGCAAGATGTAACCGTTTTGTCTGGTGTCACAAACCAGTCAGTCGTCTCGGATGGGACGCAACTCTATACATTACCAGCAGAATTCTCCGAATCTGCAGGATCAAATAATTTAGAGATGAATGAGGATGATTCCACTACAACCCCAGTGGATTATTCACTAAAACTTTCCGATTTTCTTAAACAAGTCACCCCTGACTTTGAATTCCCGGAAACCCTGGCTTTTCTTAAAGATCAGACTATTACCACTCTTAATGTCATCATTAAATTAGTTTCTGATTTATATAAAGCAAGTAGGAATAACTTGGCAGATATCAGTTCTGCAGTTATACATGTTCTGAATTTCTACATGAGCACAAGAAATTCGACAGGCTGGGCTGACTTATCCGTCGGCTTTGCCTCGTTATGTTTGTCATTATTCAAGTTGGATGCAATTAAAAATTCAGCTAAGTATGTACAACAAATCGTTGGTACCTTTATGAACCACCTAAAGACCTATTTTGTGAGAGCAGAATCCGCCGAAAGTAATGTGAAAAGCTTTTGGAAGGATTTATCTGTATCAAACCCTAGGACATTGTTTGGCATCGTCCATTCATGTTCTGGTATTCTCACTTCAGTCATTTGCATTAAGAACTTTATTACTACAGCCCATTCTGATGGTGATGTGATAGGTTTAATTTCTCAATTGACTAGTGGTATCTTAAAAGTGGGATCTGATCTGAGGCAACATGCTGAGAGCATTACTATGTTACTCGCACGAGTCTATGATTGGATATATATGAATTCGAAAGCCTTAATGACTTTTCAGTTTGACTCAATTATTTGGGAATTACCTAAAGATCAATTATTTGAGGCTAAGTATGTGGAGATGAATAATACAATGATGTCATACCTAAGTGACCCATTGTACTTAGAAGCCAACAATCTTAAGTTAGAGCAACTCCGAGATCGCCTTTATAAATTGCGGTCAGAAGGAGAAACTCATCTTAATAAGGAACCTACGCCCTCTGCTAGAGGTGCGATCTCTAGGTACCTAATCCAATTAGACGATTATATTCGTACAGTTGAACATAAGTTAAACCCGGACAATACCAAAGTCCAACCCCTATCAGTGACCTTACTGGGATCTGCAGGGAGTGGTAAGACTTGTGCATCGAGCAAGATAGGCTTGATGATGCAGAAAATCGTGGGAAGATCCCCTAACGAAGATCTGATCAACTGTAGAGGTGGAGACCCAAAGTTCGAAGAGAATATCACTGGAAGCACAGATGTGATAATTTTCGACGATTACGCCAATGACCAATCTCAGAAGATGAAGACGAAGGATATTTTAGATATCGTTAACACTTCTAAGGAGGTTATCCCCAAATCACGATCCGAAGAGAAGGGGAAACATACTTACAACAATATAGGTACTATCTTTACGACCAATGATGTAGACCTAGGCATGAACTGTTTTCGGACGGCAAGTGTCGACAGTCTATTGAGGCGTTTGGGTGTAGTTGTGGAGTTGAAGATTAAAGAGCAATATTGTTTACCTGGTACCGACCGGTTAGATATGAGCCACCCCGATGTTTCTGATGAAAACTTCAATACTGATGTATATGAGGTAAACATTAGGAAGCCAGAGGGTATTATTCCAGTTCCCGGAGGAGTTAGAGTTCAATACTCCGATATAGAGTTTGAGCGACATGACGGGAACAACGAATGGCGTGATGCCGTAATTAAATTACAGCAACTTTTCATTGACCATTGGACTTCGAGCATAGCTCGTCACCATAAATCTAAGGACACATCCCATTATTGTTCGGGTTGTGATTTACCTAGTGATATGTGTTTATGTGGTCAACTCACAGCGGAAGCTCGTGAAACTAAGGCTAGAACCAAGTTCATGTCCTTGTTTTACGACCGACCCATCGCAAATGCCCAACAAAAATTCTGGGCCCTTGACAACTGGGTATTGGATTTCTCCTCTCAGGCAGCAGCTGCCTATTCCCTTGCTATAATGTGGAAGAATTTGGCTGCATACTCCTGGACGAGATTGCAGATGTATCGAAAGTATCGGTTAACCATCGCCGTTCTTTTTATTATCATGTGTTTTATCCCCTTTGGCTGCTTACTATTTATTTTATCAGTAGGCGCTTATGAGCATTCTCAATATAAACGAGAGAAACTTGCCCATATGGAGCGGTCTATTGCCGCTGGTACCTATATCCGTGACCACTTCAGGGCGCGCTGCGCCGCTTATGGTGTTCTGTTTATGACAGGAGCCTTGAGTATTTCCCTTATGTTCAAATCAATAATCACCATTTCAAAGATTGTGGCTAAGCCTGAACACTCCACCGTTAAAGTGTTGTCCCAAGGCCCAATCACATTCAAGCCATCTGAACCGGAAGAGAATGAAGATCATGAATGTACAGATATTCAATTTGTACCTCCCCCCAAGAAAACCAACTCAGATTCTCTTGGATACTTTTTGAATAAACCTCGTCCTGCCCATGAGGCTAGGACCATGACACCCCAACAAGCTTTAGCTGAAATTGGTAAAGGAATCGCCGAAATCGAAGTTAAGTCGATTGGTGAGGATACTAGTTTTGTTAAGAGCTTACCTATGGGGTCAGAACGTTTAGTCCCATACCACGGATTAAGTCGAACCTCACAACAGGATATTATCCTGAGATATTCCCAACAACAAGGTGCTGATTATAAGAATATGGATGTGCCCACTACACATATCCAACCTTTAGTTAAGCATGGAATCCTAAGTCGCAAGACCTTGGATGCCGCCCTTGTTCATCTACCCAATGCCCCCTCCGGTAAGGACTTCAGCAAGTACTTAGCTGAACCAGGAACTCTGCCCAACCAGGCAGGGGCTACCTATGTCCATAAAGATATAAATACTGGAGAAGTTAAATACATCCCTGTTAGGGTCCGAATGATGAAGGACCCCATTACATATGTAACCAAGTATGGTACGGAGAAACAGATTGCGTATCGCTGCGAGGCGCAGGAACACATTTCTGGTTGTGGAGATTGCGGACAACCGCTGGTCTACAATAACTCTATCATTGGTATCCATATTGCTGGAAATGCTACCAATGTATGGTACTGTCTGGCCGTTGATAAGTCGATAGTTACCCGTACCAAGGATATTCTTAAACAGGAATCATCCATTTTTGTGTCCTCTTATCCAGCTGAGCCGGTTTTTAAGAATAATATGAAGAACTTGCAAATAGCTGATGGGACAACTAACTATGTACAGAAAGAATTAAATACAGATGTTACCCCTATCACATCTCTGGGAGTGATCCTTGATGACATGGGTCAGCTCTATAGACCACGAGCGGAAGATTACTACTTTAAAAATTGTAATCCGCAAGTATCTGTAGAATTTGGCGACATGAAATCTCGTCCTCCGAGGTACGTGAATGGGTCTAAACAGATCAATACCACACTAGAGAAGTTTAATACCCCTAAAAATGATGCACCTATTGCATTGATGGATAGGGCTGTAGAAGATTATCTAAGAGGCTCATCTGCCGACGGAATGTCGTTAGCAGATTATGCTTCAATGTTGGAGAAAGATTCCCCTGGATTCTTTTCCGTACGCCCACTTTCCGAAGCCCTCGATGGCGACGGAACAGGTGTGGTCCGCGGGATGAATAACCAGACTTCGTCCGGAATCTGTTATGGAGGAAAGAAGACTAGGTATCTCAAACTTGACAGCGAAGGCCAACCGGTTGTACCACGTGTACTAGCACCGGAAGTCCTCGCAGATATTGAGAAAATTGATAGTACTTGGAGGTCGGGCCAAGGAACCTTTGATCCTTTCGTGAGAGCATCTAAAACAAATGAAGTTCTCCCTTTAGAGAAGGCAGAGGAGAAAACCCGATCGGTGTATGGCAATGATATGGCCTTTTTCATCGCTGCTACTAGGGCTATAATCCCTGTTAAGCATGTGTTGAGAAACAAAGCTGTGTCTGAATGTTGTGTAGGCGTCGCCGCTCAATCCGAAGAGTGGGGACAAGTATATGACGACTTGACTAATGGAGGTCAGTACAGTAACTTTGTGTGCGGTGATTTTTCTGGGTATGATACGCAATTACCTAAAGCACTATTAGAGAAGTCAGCCGCTGTTATTATTCAGCTATATAAGGAGAATGGAGCCTCCGCATCAGATCTGGAATATCTTAGGGGTATGTTAACCTCTGTAGTTGGACCAGTAATGATTTGGGAAGGTCAATTATTTCAATTTAGTAGTGGCCAGCCCTCGGGTCAGCCATTAACTGTTGAGATGAATTCCATCGTTAATTCCATTTTGCTAAGGATGGCCTTTTTCACTATTATGGATCGCGATTACCCGGATATTAAAAACCCGAATTTCCGCGATTTCTGTAGGGCGAAGGTATACGGTGACGACAACGCCATCGGTGTGAGTGATAAGATCCCATTGTTCAATCACACAACCATCCAAGCAGTATTTGCTAGTTGGGGTATTAAGTACACCATGGCAGATAAAGGGGCGGACTCAGTCCCTTATCAAACTATCGACGAGGTATCTTTTTTAAAGAGATCCTTTCGATACCACCCCCAATTGGATGCCATCGTGGCACCGTTGGAGGAGGAATCCTTGATGAAAAAGTTTTATTGGTGGACTAAGTCCAAAAATACACCATTAACGTTCCCTGAACAATTCCAAGCGAACTTCGAGTCTCAAGCCCGCGAAGCATATTTGCACGGCGAAGAGTACTATGAAGAGTTTGTTAGGAAATGCGAGAGGATTCGCCTCGCATCTGAACTCCAAGATGCCCCTTTTGCACTCCCATGGAACACATTACAACCTATCTCTGCTGGTGAAATGCGTAAGAATCTAATTCTTGCGTACCATCCGGACGAGTAGGTCCTTTATTATAGGCCAGCGTTGGGCCTTTATACCAACGAACGTCGTTACCCTATGCCGTATTACTTAAAGTTTGAAACCAAAAAGGGAATTTTGTCATTGATTACAGACGTAGACATTAGGTTCAGTATTTCCTAATGCGCGGACTGCTTTGGCAGATCAAGAATGAAGCGAACATGCTTCCCGTTATCTAGCGGGAGTGGTTATTAGCCCCACAAAACAAAATATGAATAGGCAGGGACACTAATACATGGACCTGACCCTTATTAACAATCGTATTACTAATTTTTATACTAACACAGCTAGATATCTAGCAATTTTGAATCGCTATCAGAAGCCCTTAAAAGCTTCGGTAGTGTCTGTTTTCGCCGCTATATCCTGTGCGAAACAGATTGTACATATTACAGGATGGGTGGAACGAGATCTCTCACGAGTCTCAACCGCCAAAATTGGGTTCATCAAAGACCCTAACTACTCAGTTGAAGCCCTGCTACGAAGGCTTCGCATTTATAGATTCTTGCACTCGTGTAATGTTTTCACAGGGAGGGACTCCAACACGTTATCACGTATTTCCCTCGCAATTGACAACCTTGAAACAGACGTGAGTAACGGGTCTCTTAGGAAACAACCATTTTGTATAGTTTTATATGGTTATCCTGGGACCGGCAAGTCGTCTTTCGCGATCCAAATAGCTAGAGCATTGATGATAGACAAATATGGACAATTTCGATCTTCGGATATGGTCACTCTGAACGAAACCGACGAGTATCAATCAGAGTTCAGGACTTCCCACAAAGTTGTTCTGTTCGATGATATAGGTGCTTCTAGGTATGGTTTATCTGACACTAAAAATCCGTGGAGAAAAGTGGTTGATTTTGTCAACAATATAAGAAAGACCGCACTCAACCCCAATGTGGAGATGAAAGGCAAAGTGTACATCGAACCTGATTTGGTGATTATTACATCTAACCTTGATTTTACACGTGGAGCGGCAATTAATCAATATATCCCAGCACAAGATGCTATATTCAGAAGATTCAATCGGATAGTGAGGGTGACCAATCACAAACAGGTTACCCCTATTTATAGGATTCAAGAAGAGCAGAAAAAGTTGACTGAAGGATACATGAGCAACACACCACTATATGGTGAGGTTAAAGAGGGTGTGCCTGGTGATGGCACCCCTTCCGTACTACAACCTCGCGAACAATATGTGGCTGAGCTTATTCCCGCATTTAGGGAACACGAGCGTAGTCAGTCTCGATTCGTCGGGCGATTTAACGCTTATTTTGATGATTATCCTGACTTCTCTCCCGAGGAAACCCAGGATAGTCTAGTGGCGGAATCTCGCGTAGTCCGTGATGGATTTATGCTTGATAATTATTATGGCAGTACTTCCTCATGCCAAAACCCTTTGGGATCAACAGAATCGCATAAATGTGTTATACAAACATATACCACGACTTTGCCTACTGTCCCTGAAGGATATGATGATTCACGATTTTTCATGACCCTAGCGTATTACCTTCGCAAGGTTGATTGGGAAAGGTACCATTTGGATGCATTACATTGGGGAGATGTTGCTATGCAGATGTCCGAAAGAGGTGTAGTTTTTCCTACTCGTATGTCACCAGAGACGTACCTCGAACTGGACCGCCAAGTATTTCGCATTGCCTATGGCATTGTCTTGGCTCGGCATCATGCACAATCGGTCCACTTAGTTGCAGAATCGAGGAGGAGCAACCAGGTGATGACTGATGAATTGGCTAGAGACTTGTGTGGTCGCTTAGGCACCACTTTGGGTACTAGTGACGATAGACGGTTGGATAATATTCCTTTGGAGTTAATTCCTGCCGCAAATTCGTTGCTTAAGCACCCCTTGTCACCACGTGAGATGGCCCCTAGA